GAAGATTAAAACACTATTATCGTGTGAAGTACCTTTAGATAAGGTTAAGTTTCCTATTTATATCAGTACAAAATTCGATGGTATCCGTGCATTAGTTATTGATAGTGTCGTTTACAGTAGGAGTTTAAAACCTATCCGTAATAAGCACGTCCAAAAGCTATTTGGTAAGCCTGAGTATAACGGTTTCGATGGTGAGTTGATTGTCGGGGATATTTACGCAAAAGATGTATTTCAAAAGACAACAAGTGGTGTTATGTCAGAAGATGGAACGCCTGATGTAACTTTTCATGTGTTTGATTTGTGGAGTATGCCAACCTTTGATTATGAATACCGACAAAGAGAGTTACAAGAAATACTACTAAACAATGAAGAATATGAAGGTGTTGTTTATACAACGATTCATAAGTGCCAAACAGTAGAAGATTTAGAGTTCTTTTTAAATCATGAGAAGAATGTAGGTGGTGAAGGTTTGATTGGTCGTAAACCTGATGGGGTATATAAATACGGAAGATCAACACCTAAAGAGCAGTTATCTATTAAGTTTAAGTTCTTCGAGCAATGCGAGTTTGAAGTTGTTGGGTTTAATGAACGTATGCACAACACAAATGAACAGAAACGTGACGAGTTAGGTTATGCTGAACGTAGTAGTGCTAAAGAGGGTTTAGTACCAACAAATACATTAGGTAGTTTAGTATTGAAGTATGGTGATGATACATTTAACTGTGGCACGGGTTTTTCGGATGCTCTTAGGGATGAAATCTGGTCTAATCAAGATAAGTATTTAGGAAAGTTAGCATCAATTCGTTATATGAGCGTAGGTATGGATAAGTTACCGAGAGTACCATCTTTTATCGGGTTTCGACATGCAGAAGATATTAGTTAAGGAGAAAATTGAATGGGTTGGTTAATATTTGGATTGCTTCTCTGTTTACTTTGTACAGTAGGCATGACAACACATGAAATATCAGGCGACATTACGAAGATGGTACTATTTGTTAGTATCTGTCTTTTAATTGGTTGGGTATGGTGGTTAAAGTGAGTTGGAATAACTTATCAGATAGATGGAAAGATTACTTCATTAACGTTTTGCACACAACAGCTAGTATGTCTAAGGATGAGAATACTAAAGTTGGTAGTCTGATCATCGACACAGACAGAAAGGTTGTTGTGAGTAGTTCATGGAATGATTTACCAAGAGGTGTTCTGCATACACAAGAACGTAACTCAAGACCTCTTAAATACTTGTACACACTACATGCTGAACAAGGGTGTTTAATCAATGCTCTTAGGTTGAATGTAAACGTCAATGGGATGACAATGCTTACTACATTGGGGTGTTGTCCTAGTTGTTCTTGTAGCGTTGTGAATAGCGGATTGAGTGAAGTAGTTACACCTGAGTTAGATTACAACCACGTTAGTTGTGGGGATGTGTATGAACACAGTGTAAACATTATGAAAGAGGGGGGAGTTAATTGGGTGTTTGATAATAAATTGGTACTACCTCTTGACAACACTTAGTCAATTGTATTATATTTAGAGAACAAATTAATTAAGGAGATTTAAAGTGAAAAAGAAGTTTAAAGAGTTAAGTCTAGAGTTACAGACAGATAACTTAGGAAAACATCATGTAAGATTGGATAACGTAATAAACAATCAATACATAAATATATTATCAACATCAGACAAAGTACAGGCTTTGCTTTTATTTCAAGATTTATATGATGTCTTAAATAAGCATCAGGAGAATTAGTTATGAAACTTAAAAACAAAATACTAGGGGTATTTACAACACTTCTACTATCATGTCAATACTCACCAGTGTATGCACAAATAGTAGATAATACCTTAAACCCTGTTGGAGTAGAGCTTACTCTATGTGAAAGTATTGCTGAGTTTGCAGAAGATGTATCTAATCTACGTCAGAATGGTGCTAAATATGCAGATGTTATTGCTGTAGCACCGAAACCTACTACACAAGCTGAGAAAGATATTAAACTTATCTTAGATGAAATTACTTATACTGCTTGGCAATTAGATATTGTAGAGAGTAAATACGGTAAAGCTTATTTGAGTGAAGAGTTTGGTAAACAAGTTTACATGATTTGTATTGGAGATTGGATTTGAAATTTAATAAAGAACAGATTACACACATTGGAACTTTTAATAATGGTGCAACAACGTATATGCGTAAAAACAAGTGTGGTCAGTGGAATGTGTTGTGCTTAGATCGAAAAGGCTACCGCTGGGATATGTTGAATTATGTAAACTACCCTGAGACTATTTATCAAGTAACGCAAGAAGACTTGAAAGAGCACTTGTTTGAATCAATAAGACAAGTAAAGGAGAAAGATTGATGGATGTATTTGCGTTATTATTTATTGTATCGTTTTTAGTTTTACTTGTTACACTTGTTGTTATGCACATTCGTAAATGTATGAGTAAGGGTGACATTACAGTTAAGGAAGAAGTAGAGACAATAGTTGAGAAGTGTTACTTCGAGACGGTTAGTGATGTTGCAACGAAGTGGAAACTCACTCTACCAAAGCATGTTACACGTATTAAACTACGAAACTCTCGTAAACTACGAAACAAACGAAAGGGGAAGAAATGAGTAAGGTTTATGTTTTAACCGCAACCTACTGTGGTGATGATAGTTTTACAGAAGGTATATTCTCATCCTACGCTGCTATGCTGACATATCTTCGAGAGAAGTATGAATACACATCAGAAGTGACTAGCTTATCTGACAGTGAGTGCGGAGTTTTCGTAGAACAGACAAGTCTAGGTTATGGCGTAGCACAGTGGGACTTATCCTACGAAGCACACGATCTAATCGGAGAAACATCTCATAAAACAGATAAACTTGTGCTTTAAACAAGTTAATTAACAATTAAATGAAACTTAGAGGACTTTATGTCCTCTTTTTCTTGCTTTATTGAAAATAATGATGTAATATTGTTGATATATTGAATTTAAGGAGATTTTTATGAACATCAAAGATAAGATACAACAAGATTTAGATAAGCTTCATGTGTCTAAAGAAATTGAGCTATTACGAAAAGCTCTGAATATCTATATGGTTAGGTTAAATAATTACCTTGTTAGTAAAGGTTCTATGTCTTTTGATTATTATGGTGGTTGTTTCAACAATAATGGGTACTTTGACTTCACCAAGAATGTACTCTTCATCATAGATTGTAAGAGCACTCTTGCTACTGTAGAGGTGTTTGGAGGGCAGTCTTTCCACGCTGTATTTAAGTTTTATGCTAAATCAAACAACTTGAGTTATTGGGAACACTCTGTAGGTTCAGCAAATGCTAAAGAAGATATACTTGCACTAATTGAAAGGATTGAGTCTCAAACTAAGGAGCTAACATGAACGTAGAAGAGCACTTCTTAGCTGCACAAACATTAGTGACAGAAGAAGTAACATACTCACGAGATGAAGATGGAAACATTATGATCTTACAAGTTGATATGTATGTCACTTTAACACCACAACAACAGATAGCTTTAAAATCTTTATTAGAAGCTCACATTGATACGTTACATGCCATTTATATAATGAGTACACCTCGTCAAAATATTCACATAAGACTTTCATTGGAATATGATCGGTGTCATGGTTTCCACAGATAAGAACTTTCCGACCACACACCCAATTTGAGATGTCCTGTAAACGCTCTAACGTGAATGCTGTATCACCCATAAAGAATACTTTATCACGTTTCTTAACAACCTTGTGAAAGTTATCTTTTACGTGTTGGTAATGATCTTCCTCAGATTGAAATTGTTTACGGAATTTATGCACATTTCTATGTCCTCCGTGAATGTCTCCAATAAACCAAACATTACTCATAACCTTCTCCTTTAAATAATAACTTTCTTAACTTTACGTGTTTTATTACATTTCCTACAATCTTCCCACCATTCATCATCAAAAGGACTTAACTCTTGTTCATAATGATGTGGAAAGCAGAACAGTTGTTTAAGGAATTTAAGCATCATAATTCAAACTCCTCGATAACGTATCGTAGATTTTCACCAAACAATTCCTTATGCTCTAGGTCGTGTTGATTAGAAAATTGTTCAGCAAAATGCTTCATAATAAATACGCCATGATTGTCATAATATTCATCAAAGAAACCTGTTTCGTTGTTTTGAGCAAAACTATTCAGTGTGTATACTTTCATCTTTTTTCCTCTTGTTATGTGGATCGCAACACAAAGTAAACCATTTACGTCAGAGTTATCTATCATTTTGTTAATTCCTCGCTGTAACAGTCATAACAAATTGTTTCATTTGGTTCAAACTTACTACGAACAAAGTTACCTTCAATATCTACTTGTCCACAACAAGGGCAAGTCATCTTAAACTCAATATCTTGCTCTACCTTATCATAAAACAGACAACGAGCATCGTCTGTATTCCAACACTTATATTGATCACCAAGAGTTTCTTTTAGATGATCAATCGCTTTCTTAAAAGCCTCTTTGATTACTGGTTGACAGTCTTCATAACTGTAAACTTTAGACATCTTTATCTC